CCAAGCCGATGGCCGATGTTGTCGACATGATGGGCGAGTTGGGCAAGGGCAATTTCAAGCCGCAGCCGGTGGACATCGAGATCGACGAACTGGCCTATATGGCCGACGCCGCGCAGCAGACTGGCCAACAACTGCTGGCCAGTGAAGACGAGCGGCACAAGGCGCAAAGCCAATTGGAGCTGGTGCTGGAGAGCACCACCGAAAGCCTCTGGGAAGTCGAGGCGCGGAGCATGACCATCACCGTGCGCGGTCGTGGGGTGAAGCGTTATGGCCTGAATATCCAGTGTCTGACCTTCGCCGAGTTCAACCAGCGCGTGCACCCCGACGACCTCGACCGCCTGCGCCAGCTGCGCTTCGGTTTCGCCGACAGCAGCGAGGACACCTTCGAGGCGCAGTACCGCTTTGCCGATGCCGACGGCCATTACGTCTGGCTGCTCAGTCGCGGCAAGGTGCTGGAGCGCGATGCCAAGGGCCGGGCCATGCGTGTGGCCGGTACCCATGTGGATATTTCCAGCCTCAAGCAGGTACAGGAAGACTTGCGCCGTACCAGCCTTGAGGCACAGGAGGCCAGCCAGGCCAAAAGCCGTTTCCTGTCGAGCATGAGCCACGAATTGCGCACGCCGTTGAACGCGATTTATGGCTTTGCCCAGTTGATCGAACTGGATGCCCAGGAGCAGCCAGGGAGCGAACAGCAGGCCGACTATGCGCGGGAAATCGTCAACGCCAGCCGCCACCTGACGGCGCTGGTGGAGGACATCCTCGACCTGTCCAGTATCGAAAGCCGTCGCCAGCAGTTGCAGTTCTCCTCGGTGGATGTCGCCGAGCTGCTGCGCAGTTGCGCCGAGCTGGTGCAGCCGGAAGCCTCGCAACGCGGGCAACAATTGCAGGTGCTGGCGGCCGAGCAGCCGGGCATGTATGTCTGGGCCGATGTGCGCCGCGTACGCCAGGTGCTGCTCAACCTGCTGTCCAACGCGATCAAATACAACAGCCCGCAAGGCATGGTCAGCCTCGGTTATGAGGTGCGCCCGACCGGCATTCGGTTGTGGGTGCAAGACACCGGGCCGGGCCTTAACGACGAACAACAGGCGCTGCTGTTTCAGCCGTTTCAACGACTAGGCTGGGAAAACTCGACCATCCCCGGGGCCGGTATCGGCCTGGTACTGAGTCGCGAGCTGGCCGAGTTGATGGACGGCGAACTGGGCTTGTTGAGCACGCCCGGCATCGGCAGCCGCTTCTGGATCGACCTGCCTAGCGCTGCTGCTCCGGATAGCAGCGCCGCGGCACTGGCGCCAGCCGCTGAAGAAAGCAAAGAGCTGGCCGCGGTGCTGTGCGTGGAGGATCACCCAGCCTGCATGCGTGTGTTGCAGGAAGGGCTGCGGGAGATGGCCGATGTCCGTGGCGCAGCGTCCATTCAACGGGCCTATGCCTTGCTCGAAAGCTTCACCCCGGACCTGGTGCTGCTGGACCTCGACCTGCCCGATGGCGATGGCCTGCATATTCTCGACATGCTGCGCCGTACGCCGCACCTGAGTGACGTACCGGTGCTGGTGGTCAGCGCCGCTGCCGATGAGGATGTATTCGCCGATGCCGTGCGCCGAGGTGCACAAGCCTGTCTGGCCAAACCTATCGATCTGCAGCAATTGCGGCGATTGGCGATGGAGCTGCTAGTGGATGTGGTGGTGATCGATCAGGAGTGATGTGGGGAAGTGGGAGGTTTGGCACTGATCCGCTTACTGGGCGCTACCGTACAGGCCACAACACACGCGGGATAGCGCTCAGTCGTTATGCCAAAACAGCGCGAAGGGCGCAGGTGGCGGACTTATCCACAGCCCGCCATTTGACAGGCTGTTTGGCCCCGCGTTGCTGGCGGCCTAGATCATCCACGACGCATTCCACACCACGCGCCCGACGATCTGCAGGTCGGCCAGGTGTTCCTTGGCGACGGTCATGGTGTGGTAGGCCGGGTTGGCGCTGATGATCGCGATGCCGCCGCCAATCTGACGTTGCAGACGTTTGGCGAACAGGTGCTGGTCCAGCAGGATCACGTAAAAAGCCTCGCTCTCCACGGTGTTCTTGCTGTGGTCGACCATCACCGTGTCGCCGTCGCTGAGCAGTGGCTCGTTGGAATCGCCATCCAGGCGCACGGCGGACAGGTTGGCTGGGTCCAGGCCCTTCTTGCGCAAGCTGTAGCGGGTAAACGCCAGGTGCGTGAGCACGGTGGCGCCGTCGGACCAATTGCCGTGCCCGGAGCTGATCTGCGCGTCGTACAGCGGAATATGCGCGTAGGTTTCGTCGTCCGGTTCGGCCGCCGGCGCGATGCCTTGGCGGATATCACCTTCGCCTGAGGCCAGCCAGCCAATATCGACTCCCACCGCCTTGGCGATGTCGACACAGCGCGCCACTTTTGGCTCGCTCGCCCCGGTCATGTAGTACTCCAGGGTCCGCCGCGGGATAGCGGTAATCCGCGCCAATTCATCGCCGCTTCCGGCTATCTCCGCGCATTGCCTGATGCGTTCTGCCAAGCCTGCGCTCATTTCGTTTTGCCCTCGCAGGAAAGCGAAACGTCGCTCAGGGACAAAGCGAAATTTCGCTTTGTCGCGAACCCCAAATGAATCAATGGGTTAGCCATTTTCAGCCTCTATAAAGCCATAAATGGAAAGCGAAACGCCATTTTTCGCTTTACCTGATGGTTATAAATGGCTATGTTATGCCCTAGGTAACGTTAGAACTTCCAAAAAAACCACCCTGCCAGGGGTGGCTAGAAAGGACGCTAGGCATGAACAAAGCCGACATTCCGCTTGATCCCACCATCCGTTGGGAATGGATCAAGTACCAGCTGCGTGCCCAAGGCACGTCACTCGCCAAAATCGCCAGAGAGCTTGATGTCACTGGCCCGGCGGTCAAGAACGCGAAGCGCATTGCCTACCCACGCGTGGAGCGCGCCATTGCCAAGGCCCTGAGCCTGAAGCCGGTGCAACTGTGGCCGGAGCGTTGGAACAGCAACGACGACACTCCCAACCGTATTCGCGTACAGCGAGCAGAAAACAACGCAACTTATAGCCAAGAGAATAACCCAGGTTATATCTGCGAACACGCTAAAACGGCGGAGGGCGTCTAGACATGCGTCATACCCAGCCCGTCGCCCTCGTGGTTGCAATAAAGCCAGATATGGCTATGTCATATAATGCCATCGTTGTTTCGCCGCGCCCGCGGGGTGAGCAGCATGCGTAATTGGTACACGGCCCAGGAACTGGCCGGCCTGCCAGGGCTGCCAGGTACCGAGCGGGCAATTCAATTGCGCGCCAAGCGCGAGCAGTGGCAAGGCCAACAGCGGCTCGGCAGCAAAGCCATGGAGTACGCCTTTGCGGTACTGCCATCCGCTACCCAGGCGGCGTTGCTACAGGCGGCAGTGAAAGCCGAGCCGGCGGAAGCGAACGCGGTGGTCGCCGCTGAGCGGAGCGCGGCATGCCTTACCGACGACCAGCGCTCGGTGATGACCGCACGCCTGGCCTTCATTCGTGACATCGAACGCATGAGCGCCACCGTCAGCCAGCAACGGGCGATTCTCAGCCTGGTGCAGTTGGCCAAGGACGGACAGTTGAGTGCTTACCTCAGCGAGCGGGTAGTCCGTGCGAATGATCGCAAGACGGCGGATCGCACCCTGTCGGAACGCACCCTGAAACGTTGGCTCTCGGCCTACCAGCACGGCGGCGAAGTCAGCCTGGCGCCACTGCGCCGGCAACAAGACATGGGCGTGCCCGACTGGGCGCCGGTGTTTCTGCGTTGCTACCAGCGGCCGAGCAAACCCAGTGTGGTGGCGGCTTACAGCGAGTTCGCGGTGAAGTGCCCCGGCGAGCGCCCAAGCATTCATGTGGTGCGCCGCTTTCTCGACAAGTTGAGCCCTGAGGTGCGCGAGACCGGTCGCCGCAGCCCGCAAGAGTTGAAGGCCCTGCAGCCGTTCAAGCGGCGCAGCACCCAGAGCCTGCGCCCCTGCGATGTGTTCACTGCCGACGGGCACAAGTTCGACGCCGAGGTGCTCAACCCGCGCACCGGCAACCCCTATCGGCCGGAAACCACCACGGTGCTCGATGTGCACACCCGCAAGGTGCTGGGCATCAGCATCGGCGAGGCGGAATCGACCATTGGCGTGATCGATGCGCTGCGTGATGCGGTGACCCGTGGCGGTATGTTCGCGATTTTTTATGTGGATAACGGTTCCGGTTTTGCCAACGCCACGGTGCGCGAAGTGGTCGACCGCCTCGGCGGCACCATGAGCCATGCGCTGCCCTACAACAGCCAGGCGCGCGGCTTGATCGAGCGTGCGCACCAGAGCATCTGGGTTAATGCGGCGAAAAAACTGACCAGCTACATCGGCGCCGACATGGACAAACACGCCGGCAGCAAGGTGCACCGCATCAGCCGCAAACAGCTGCGCGAAACCGGCAGCACACGCCTCATTCCAACCTTTGCCGCGTTCATGGCCGGGGTCGAGTTCGAGGTGCAGGCCTACAACAGCAAGCCGCACCGCGGCCTGGGCAAAATCCGCGATCCGTTGACCGGCAGCCTGCGCCATATGAGCCCCGACGAAGCCTGGGAAAAGGCCTGCGCCGAGGGTTGGGCACCGCTACAGGCGTCCGCCGCCGTGGTGCAGGACCTGATGCGCCCGCAGGTGCAGCGCCAGACCGTGCGTGGCGAAGTGACCTGGGCCAATCAGCGCTATTTCCTCGCGGCCCTGCGCGACTTCCATGGCGAAGAAATCAACCTGTCCTACGACGTCCGCGATGCCTCGCGGGTCTGGGTTCGCACCCTGCAGGGTGAGTTCCTCGGCGAGGCGTTGCTGGACGGTAACGCCAGCGACTACATGCCGAAAAGCCTGCTCGAGCAAGCCTATGAAAAGCGCGAGCAGGGGCAGATGAAACGCGCCATCGACAAGTTGGAAACCCTCACCGGCAAACGGGTGCAGATGCTCGCCAGCCCCACCGCGCCCAGCGCCACCCTTGAGCCGCTGCAACTGCTCGACGCCCAGCGTTATGCCCAACGCCTGGACGCTCAAGCGGCGGCGAGTTTCCAGGTGCCCAACGACTCGATGGCGCGTTATCGCCTGTGGCAGCAGCTCGACAAACGCCAGGCCAGCGCCCAGGCGCTCAGCGACGCCGAAGCACGCTGGCACAGCCATTACCCGAGCACCCCGGATTTCGCCTCCGTTCAACGTATCTACGACTTCGCGGCCGCGCAGGCCAGCGCATGACCCTGGGAGTAAGCCCTATGAGTGTTTCGAAAATCATCCCATTGACCAACGTCGGCCTGTTGGCCACCGCCATCGAACGCGCCATGCAGCGCCCTGAGGGTTTGCCGGGCCTGGTGGTGGCCTATGGGCCGAGTGGCCTGGGCAAGAGTGTCGCCGCCGGCTGGGCGGCCAATATGCACCGCGCCTATTACGTCGAATGCCGCGACACCTGGAGCAAAAAAGCCTTCCTGTTGGCGATCCTGCGGGAGATGGCCATCAGCCCGGCGCGCACCTTGAGCGAGATGGTCGACCAGATCGCCGAGCAGCTCAGCCGCAGCAACCGGCCGATCCTGGTCGACGATGTGCAGTACCTGTTGGACAAGGCCGCCGCCAACGTCCTCACCGATATCTACAACGCCAGCCAGGGCACCATCGTGCTGATCGGCGAGGAGCGGGTGCCCCATAGCCTGGCCAAGCTGGAGCGCCTGCATAACCGCGTGCTCGAGTGGGTGCCGGTGCAGGCCGCCACCCTCGACGACCTGCGCAGCCTGGCCGACGCCAGCTACCCGAGCCTGCTGATTGCCGACGACCTGCTCGATGACCTGCGCAAGAAAGTACGCGGCTGCCTGCGCCGGGTGTCGGTCAACCTCTACCGGGTGTTCAGCGAGGCGCAGGCGATTGGCTGGGAGCGGGTTGACCTCAACCAGTGGGGCAACCGCGGCTGGTTCACCGGCGACGCACCGGCGCGGAGGGCGTGCGCATGAGTGCCTCCATACAACTTGCTATGACCGGTGGCAAAAGCCCTCACCAGCATGTCTGGGAAGCCGTGCGCCGCCTGCATGCCCGCTCGGGCGCACTGACCACCACAGCCATTACCCGCCAGAGCGGGCAGGGCGATAAAACCACCCAGGCCTACCTCGGGGCGTTGGCCAAGGCCGGCATCATCGCCAAGCAGCGGCGCCTGGCCAAGCGCGATGCGCAGTGGCTGTTGCTGCAGGATCAGGGTGCAGAAGCGCCGCAGGTCAACCACAAAGGGCAGCGCAGCTACAGCGGCCTGGCCCTGGAAAACATCTGGCGGGCGTTGCGCATTGTCGGTGAGCTGAGCGCCGCCGAAGCCGCCGAACAGGCCAGCATCAATGCCGTGCTGATCAGTGAAGCCGCCGCGCGGGTTTACCTGCAGGGCTTGTGCAGCGCCGGTTATCTCAGCCGTGTTGCCGGCACGGCGGGCTTGCCGACGCGCTATCGCCTGGTGCCCGACCGCAACACCGGTCCGCAGCCGCCGCAGTATCAGCGCAGCAGCTACGAGCAGCTGTTCGACCCCAACCTCAATCAGAAGGTGTGGAGCAAAGGCGAGGAGGGTGATGCCGCCGAACTGTGCGCCCTGCGCCTGGAGTGCGATGGCATGAACCGCACACTGGCCGAGGTCGAGTACTTCCTCGCCAACCGCGATACCAGCCAGGGGCAGACGCGCGCCGAAGTGCGGCGCTTGCTGGCGCGGGTGCGGGCTTCGATGCAGATGTGCGAGGTGCAGCCATGAATGCGCCGCGTACCGAAGCCTGGGGCGCGCAGCCGCCGCTGTTCGTGCAACTGCTGGGCGCCGAAGTGGCCCGCAGCACCATCACCGCTACCGGCAAACGCATCGGCATGAGCCGCAGTGCCATCAGCCTGGTGCTCGCCAACCGTTACCCCTCGCCGAGCACCGCCGGGGTCGAGCGGCGGGTGCTGGCGGTGCTCGGGCGCATCGAGTGCCTGGTGGTGGGCGAGGGCATAACGGCTGACGAGTGCCAACGCTACCGGGACAAACCGGCACCCACCCACAACCCCCAAGCCATGCAGAAGTGGAAAGCCTGCCTGCATTGCCATTTCAACCCCGATTGCCAGGAAGCCACGGCGAGTCGCCTGCACTGAGCCGCCGCAGCCCACCCATTGATCAAGGAGATAACTATGCACGCACAACAGATTCCCAGCGGTTTTCGTCAGGACGCCCACGGCCGTCTCGTTCCCGAAGCGCTGATCAAACCCATCGACAAAGAGCGTGATCGCCTGGTGACCTTGCTGGTCGATCGCGCCACCGAACTGAACAACGAACTGGCCGATTACAAGGCCGTGGCCTTTGGTGATATCGAAGCCTTTATCGAACTGAGCGCCGAGCAATACGGCGCCAAGGTTGGCGGCCGCAAGGGCAACGTCACCCTGCTGAGCTTTGACGGGCGCTTCAAGATTGTCCGCGCGGTGCAGGAAAACATCGCCTTCGACGAGCGCCTGCAAGCGGCGCGCGCGTTGATCGACGACTGCCTGCACGAATGGACCCAAGGCGCTCGCCCCGAGGTGCTGACCCTGGTCAACGACGCCTTTCGCACCGACACCAAAGGCGAGATCCGCACGGCCAGGGTGCTGGCCCTGCGCCGTCTGGATATCCAGGACCCGCGCTGGCTGCGCGCCATGCAAGCGATTGGTGACGCCTGCCAGGTGATCGGCTCGCGCTCGTATATCCGCGTGTACGAGCGCATGGGTGACAGCGACCAATACCAGCCCATCAGCCTTGATATCGCTGGGGTGTGAGATGGCCAGAAGCTATGCGATCTGCCGCATCAGCGGCGTTATCGAACTGGCGCACAGCGTGCCTGAGGGCTGCATCGCCCTTGCCGAAGGCGAGCGCGAAGCGTTGCGCCGCGTGATCAGCGCCACCGCGCAGATCAGCCCGGACGGCCTGACGGTTCCAGGCCTGACTCAAGCCGAAAACGAACAGCAACAGCGCTCGGCCATCGCTGCGTATATCCACACCCTGACCCCGCGCAACGGCGCACATTTCACTGCATTGGGAGCTTGAACATGCACACGAATCACTCTGTTAAACCCGCCGCGGTGTCGATGAACGCCGGGCTCAACCAGGCCGAGCATCAACGCATCGAGCAGGCCACCCGCGAGTTTCTCGCCCAGGGTGGCGAGATCGAGCAAGTCGGCTTTCAGATGCGCAGCGAAGCGCCGGTGTTTGTCATCAACCCCGAGCGCTCGCCGCTGTACCGCCAGCAGTTCTTCTCGGCGGCGTTGGTGGGCGCGCAAACCCTGGAGAAAACCCCGGCCGAACTGCGTTCCGAAGCCGCTGCCGTAATGGCCGCGGCGGCCTTGGGCAAGTCGCCCAAGTGGGTCGCGCAAAAGCTCAGCCTCAGCGAGAAGCGCGTGCGTCAGGTTGCCCGCGATTACCACATCACTTTTCGTACGCAGCGCTAGGAGGTTTCGTGGCGAAAATCACCATCACGTTAGAGGATCAGCGCCAGGGTGTTACATCCTCCCTGGACCTGCAGCAGGCCAGCCCGCGCGAAGCCGCCGGCCTGGTTCCCAGCCGGGCACTGAGCATGGGCCAGGCGCTGCTCGACATGGTCGCCATGCAGCAGGCCATCAATGCCGTGCCACGTTGCAGCCGCCTGCCGGTCTCAACCACGTTGCACTGAGCGAAACCATCCCGGCCTGGCCGGCGATGGTCTACCGGGCGTGGTGGCCCGGTACTGATGAGCAGCCAACACCGACCCCTGACGGCCGAGCAGCGCCCACATAGCCGCGGCGTGCGCAGTTCCGCCCGGGCACGAGCCACATGGGAGAATCACCGAATGGGAGAACCACCGCATGAGCGAGCCTTTATTCAGCAATGACAGCAACAAACTGGACCCCGCCAAGGTGCTGGCGCATATGACCGACCCGGCCGTGCTGACGCGCTGGGAAGGCACCCTGAAAGAGATGGTCGAAATCGCTGAAGCCAAGCTGCGCAGCGAGCTCGGCGATGTAGCTAACGTGCCGAGCCTGGCCCGTCATGTGGTGTTTGCTCTGTGCGACACCCTGGGCGGCAGCGTGGTTTATCTGCCGCGAGGGGATACTCTCAAACGTGCCATGCGCGACGCCGCGATCTTTCGCGACTGGCGCGACGGCGGCAAACAACCGGCCGACCTGGTACGCAAATACCGTCTGGCCAACCAGACCATCTACGACATCATCGCCCGGCAACGGGCACTGCACCGCAAGCGCGAGCCGGACCTGTTCGGCACCGGCAATAACAGCGTGCATTAAGCGCTCGTCTGCCCCTACAAATCCCCCTTTGAAAAGCCTCGCTGGCGCGCGGCTTTTTTCTTAAGTCCAGCTGACACTCCAGGCCAGTCGCGCTCGCGGCACCCTGGGGGCATGAATACTCCCGCCTTCGGCCGCACGGGCCACCGACTTCTCGCCAGGGGCGTTACGCAATGAGCGTAAAAGCCCGGCTCATGGCTGCCGCCATCACCTTGGCCACGCCCACCGTTCTGTACTTCGAGGGGCGCAGCCTGTTCGCCTACCTGGACCCGGTAGGCATCCCGACCATCTGCGATGGCTGGACCCAGGGCGTGCAGCTTGGCGATGTAGCCACCGCCACGCAGTGCGATGCCCATACCCGCGAGGGCCTGGAACAGGCTGCAGCGATCTTGCTGCGTTGGGTGCCGGGCGAGGTGCTGGCGGGCCTGAGTGCGCACAGCAGCGCGGCGTTTCTATCGTTTATCTACAACGTCGGCCCCGGCCAGCCCGGGGTCAAAGACGGCTTTGTCTGGCTGAAGAATGGTCGCCATTCCACCTTGTTGTTGCACCTGCAGGCCGGGCGCGTGGCGCAGGCGTGTAGCCAGCTTTCGGCATGGACCCGTGCCGGTGGCAAGGTGCTGAGAGGGCTCGAACGGCGCCGTGCGGCAGAGCGCGAACTGTGCGAGGCCGAGCTATGAACCTGTCCGCCTGGAAAGCCCTGTGGCCGTTGCTGCTGGCCGCCGTGCTGGCGGCGCTGGTGTGGCGCTACGGCGCGGTGCAATGGCAGAGCGGTTATGCCCAGGCCAAGGCCGAAGGCGACAGTGCGTTGGCCGGGTTGCGCCTGCAGCACAGCCGCGAAGAGACCGAGCGCGCCGAGGCCGCCATGGTGCAAAACAGTCAGGCCACCCAGACCCTGCAGCGCGAGCAACAACGCGCCAACGACCTGGCCGCCGAACTGGCCAGCCAACAACGCCACAACCGCCAAACCACTGACCGCCTTAGCGGGGAGATTGCCCGTGTCAACGACCTGTATCGCGAGGCGCTGGATGCGCCGGCCAAGCCTTTGCCTGCTTGTGTGTTCACTGTTGGTTGGGTGCACATCTATGACCAAGCCAGCGGCGCCGCCCTGCCTGACCCCGCAGATTCCAGCGGAACTGCTGCGCCGCCCAACGCCGCCAGTGCCGCTGCGCAACTGGACTCAGGGCTCAGCCAGCGTGAGCTTCTGGCCCACCATATCCAGTACGCCGAACAATGCCGTAACACCACCCGGCAGCTGGAGCTGCTGATCGACCAGGTAACCGGTAAGCCATGAGTTTTTCAATCGGAGATCTGTTCACCTGGGCCATCAGCCTGCTGGGAATCTTCACCACCCTGGTGTTCGGCCTGGTCAAGCTGCTGCTCTGGCAGTTCGAAAAACGCCTGGACGAGCGTTTCAGCGCTCAGGAAACCGCGCGCAAAGAAGCCAGCCAGGTGTGGGAGGGCAACTTCGAGAAAGTCTTGAGCCGTCAGGACAAAGACGCCGAAGCCCTGCGCCGCCTGGAGAATGAATTTCTGCGCTTCAAGGGTGAGCTGCCCCTGGAATACGTACGCCGCGAAGACTGGGTGCGCGGCCAGTCGGTGATCGAGGCCAAGCTCGATGGCCTTGCCCTCAAATTCGAAAATCTGCTGCTCAAACGCACCCGCCAAGACTGACGCGCAACGCGTCGTTTTAACGCCTTCTCGGGCCTACTCGCCCGGGTTGTATCACCTGCGCCGGCAACCGGCGTTAGACCCCCGTTAGACACGTGCCCCAGCCCCTTGGTGAACCTTGTTCCCTTGGCGAACCTTCCCAGCCCCCACTCCATTGTTCGCGCCGCCTCTGCCCGCGTCCGGCTTTTATCTGCCTGGCCCTTGCAGCCTTACGCCGCACTGAAACTCCCGGTCGCTCGCCAGCCGCCAACATGGCGACATGCAACGAACCACCCCCAAGGGAGCCGCACACCCATGAACCTATCGCTACCGACGGCCAGCCAGATGCTCCTGCGTTTTGGTGCGCGTCGCCTCACCGAGCTGGCGGTGCCGGACACCGAACAAGTGATCGACCCACTGCTGCTGCAAGCGGCTGCGGCCGGTGCACCGCTGGACGAGTGGCTGAGCTCGGAGATCGCCATCGCCCAACAGGCCCTGGCCCGCATCGCCGATGCCGCCGGCCGGGCGCGCAGTGAAGTGCTGTTTTACCTGCGCTACCGCCAGGCCGAGCAGGCCGCCCCGGAGTGGGCGCTGGACGATGTGATGGAACTGGCCCGCTACCACCTGGTGGACAGCGCCGGCAAGAAGGGCTCCACCGTGCGGACCCGTTACCGCGATGTGCTCAAGCGCCTGCAGACCCTGGCTGCCGAAGACCGCGCCACTGCCGCGCCCACCAGCGCAGGTAGCAACTGATGCTGGGCGAGCTGGAAGACCTAATCCAGGCCCGCCTGGGGCTGCTACGCGGCTCGCTCAAGCGCCTGACCATCGGCAGCTACGGCGGTGAACTGCGTGACCGCGACCTGTTGCCGGCGCTGCTCTCGCGCTGCCCGGCGGTGCTGCTGGAAACCCCGCGAGCGGTGTTCCACAAACGCGCCAAGGGCCGCTACAGCATTGCCATCAGCTTTCGCCTGGTGATCGCCAGCCGCCACCTGCGTGGTGAGCGCGAAGGTCGTCGTGGCAACGCCGAAGAGATCGGCAGCTATGCGCTGTGGAGCGCCTGCATGGCGCAACTGGTGGACTGGCAACCCTGGCCCGAGCGGGCGCGGATCGAGCCCACCGAGCTGCTCAACCTGGTCAATGGCCAGGCGCAAGCAGACAGCCTGTCGGTGCTCGGCCAGTCGTTTGTGATCGAACTGGATTGGCAGAAACCGCTGGAAGAACTACCGGACCTGTTGGGCATTGACCTGCAGTTCCACGTACCCGCAGGCAACCCGTCTGCGGTGGCCAACGACTCCATCGAATTGGGGACTAGCTGATGCGCGTTATCGCTGCACCTGATGCTCGCGTACCACAGGAAGGCACGCCGCGAGCCTTTATTGAACCTGCTCCGGCCAAGCCTGTGGACGTGCCGGACACCTCGTACTACCGCCGTCGGATTGCCGCGAAGGAGCTCCTGCTCGTTCCCGTCAGGCCTCGTCGCAGTGCCAAAGAAAACGCTAAAGGAGATACCCACGCATGACCATTGCCTTTGACACCATCCCGGCGTCGATCCGTAAACCCGGCGCCTATTTTGAATTCAACACCAGCCTGGCAGTTCGTACCCTGCCAACCAACGCCCAGAGCATCTGCTTCATCGTGCCCCTGAGCGAAGGCGCCACCGCGGCTGCCAACCAACCGGCGCAGGTGTACAGCGCTGCCGAAGCCAAGGCCCAGTTCGGCGTGGTCGCCGAAGAAATGGTCGCCGCGGCCATCAAGGCCTACCGCTATGCCGCGATCTCCTGTGTCGGCGTAGTGGTTGAAGGCTCCACCGAGCCGGATATCAGCGCTGCCCTGGATGCCACCGCACAAGGCGAGTACAGCATCCTGGTACCGGCCTGGTACAGCCAGGCGGCCCTGACGGCGCTGCGTACCCACATCAACACCTACACCGATTCCATCGAGCAGCAAGGCATCCTCGGTGTCGGCGCGCTGACAACCACGTTGTCCGCCGCCACCACCCTGGCCAACTCCCTGAACGCTGGCCCGATCACCCTGGCACTGCTGCCGGGTACCGCCTCCAGCCCACGTGAAGTGGCCGCCGCCTACGCCGCCCTGATCGCCTCGGAAGAAGACCCGGCGCGTCCGCTGAACACCCTGGTGCTCACCGGTATCAAGGTGCCGGCGATTGCCAACCGCCTCGGCCGTGTCGAGCAGGAAACCTGCCTGGCCAATGGCGTGACGCCGCTGGAAGTGGGCGCTGGTGATGTGGTGCAGATCGTTCGTGCGGTGAGCACTTACACCAAATCTGCGGCCGGTGAGGACGACGTTTCCCTGCTCGATCTGACCACCCTGCGCACCCTCTACTACGTGCGCAAAGCCTGCCGTGCCCGCGTTCGCCTGCGCTTTCCGCGCGCCAAGCTGTCGAGCAAAACCCCGGCAGCGGTGCGCAGCGAACTGCTCGATGTGCTGAAGAAATGTGAAGAGCTGGAGATCCTCGAAGCGGTCGACGCCAACGCCGATGGCCTGATTGTCGAGCGCTCTCTGCAAGACGTTAACCGGCTCAACGGAGCCATCCCTGCTGATGTTGTGAACGGCCTGCACGTGTTTGCCGGTCGCATCGATCTGCTGCTGTAAGGAGAAAATTATGTCGGATAACTATGTTGGGCAGATCGTCCTCTCGGTCAACGGGGCGGACTATGAAATCAAAGAGCTGAACCACACCCTGAAAACCGGTCGCATCGTGGTCAAGACCATGAACCGCAAGGGTCGCCCGCTGGGTACTGCTGAGGGCGTGGAGGACTACTCGCTGACCGTCAGTGTCGCCATTCCTAAAGCGGGTGAACCGGACTGGCGCGCGATGCTGGACGCCAAGATCACCATCGAGCCGCTCGACGGCGGTGGTCAGCGTGAGACCTGGACCGGCGTATCGCTGGTGCAGATGGGCAGCAAGTACGTCCTGGAGGGCGAGGCGACTCGCAGCCTGGATCTGACCGCCCTGAACTACTACACGGAGTAAGTCGGCATGACGACCCACGAGAAACGCTGGGATGGCCTGACCATCACCCGTGATCTGGCGATAGGCGTTTTCTACGCGGGTTCTCGTCACAAGACCTTCACCCTGCGCGTACCCGTCGCTGGCGACTTGATTGCCGCCCAGCAAGCGTACCCGCAGGGCCCCATGCAACTGATCAGCATCGACGTCTACCGCCAGCAATTGCTGGCCTTGGGCGAGATTCCGACAGAGGCATTGACGGTCGAGCTGTTGCGCGCCGAATTGGCTGAAACCGATCTGGCGATCATCGCTCGCGCTGACGAAGACCTGGAAAAAAAGCTCGCGCCGCCGAGCGCGGCATCACCGATTGGCGACGGGTCGAACACGCCCTCGTAAAACACGGTTACCGGCTGGACGAAATCAGCCGCATGAGCCGCGCGGAAATCGACGCCCGCGTTGATCTTCTGGTAGGCCGCAAGGCCGGCACCACTCGCTACGTCAGTCAACGAAAGCGCAAATAGAGGTTAATCATGAGTTCAGATCCAAGCGTCTCATTGCGCATTCAGACCGAAGCCAGCAAAGAGGGCGCCAAGGCCTTGGCCGACCAGGCTTACAAGGCCAACGTCGCGGCCAGCAACCTGGCTCAGGCCGGGGTGACCAGCTACCAGATGGCCCGCCAGGCGCTGCGCGATACGTCCACCCAGGGCGCGAGCCTGTTGCGTCAGGAACTGCAGAGCGCGGGCAGTACCCTACGCGCCGTGAAAGCCCTGGCGGGTGGTGGGCGCGGCGAGCAGCTGCGCAGCTTCGCCAGCAACGGCCTGCACGACAGCGCTAGCCTGGATCGCCAGCTGATTCGTCTGCAACAGAGCAGCGGTATGAGCAACGGCCAGCGCCACGAGTGGCGTGACGAAGGGGCACGGATTGCCCGTGCCTATGGGCTTAATCGTGCGGATGTGGACAGCGGCTTCGGCACCTTGATTGGCGCCGGCCTGAGCTACTCCGCCGCGAAAAAAGCCAGCGACGCCTTGGGCCGCACGAGTGCCGTTACCGGTAGCGATTCGGCCACCCTTGGGCAGGCCCTGCTCGGCGGCGCCAGTGCCTTTAACGTCGACCTTAACCAGGACGGCGCGGCACTCGGTCTGCTGCAGAAAATGACCGTGGCTGGCCGTCTTGGTGGGCCGGGGTTCGAGCAACTAACCGAACTGTTCCCACGTATTGGCGCCAGTGCGGCGAGTGCCGGGTTATCGATCGAGCAGACTCTGGCGCTGCTGGGCACTTTGCCCAAAGCGGCGCTGCAAAGCGCGGAGGTTGGCGCCCTGATCAGTGCTGCCAGACCGGCGAACTTCTCGCCGGCCGCCGGTAGCAGCGTGACCAACTTAGGTGTGCGGGCCGGTCAGATTGGCAATGCCGCCGCGGTGTTCGGTAACGACCTGAACCAGAACCTGGCCAGCGCCAGCGGTACCTCGGCACGGGTAAAAGCCACTGTGGGGCAGGCGCTTGATCGTATGGCGCAACCGCTGAACAACAGCCTGGCACAGGCCGGCAGTTACCTGCTCGATGACCTCAACTTGTCCGGCGAGCACCTGTTGGGCACTGCCGCTGCGGCCGGTATTGGCGCGCATTACGCCGGACGTGGTGCCGGTGCGTTGTTCAACCGTTTTGTGGGGGCGCAGACCCTGCAAAACGTTGCAGTGGGCAAGGTGCTGCAGGACGCGGCAGGCGTCACCTCGGTGTTTGTCACCAACTGGCCTGTCGGCTCGTTGGGGATACCCGATATCGGGCTGGACACAGGCGGCGCTGGAGCGGGCAAAAAGCCTGGGCTGGGCCGGCTTAGGGGATTGTTAAAGGGCGGCGGTGTTCGCGGGCTTGTTCTGGCAGAACTGCTGGACAACGCCGACGAGCTCTTCACTCCGCTTCCTGGCGATCGCCTTCCACAACCTGATGAAGAGAGTTCGGCCGCTCAGAACGCTGGTGCGGATTCCGCTTGGTTGCACAAGAACGCCGCGCGTATTCCTCAGGACGGCAGCGGCTTGAATGCCACTGATGGTGCCGCCAGCGAGTCCCAAGCCTGGGCCTCGGGCCTGTCTTCACGACTGGTCGACGGCGCCCTGGCGATGCCGATTGGCAGTGGTGCGCAGGCGGCCGAAACGCGCCTGGCGGAGCTGCTGAGCAAGCCCCTGGTGATCGAGGTCAGGACCGACAGCGACATGATCATGGCGGAAGTTGAACGCCGTACCGAAATGCAGATGAGGCGTGGACAATGAGTTGGGCTGAAACGTTATTCGACGCCTCGTTCCGGGGTGTACCGCTACAGGTCATCAGCGAGAATCTGGAGGGCACCCGCGCGCTGTCGCAGCATGGCACGCCCTACAAAGACGGCGATGCCGTCGTCGACCTGGGCCGCGCGGCGCGCAAGTTCGAGCTGAACGTGGTGGTCTATGGCAACAGCTACGAGCGCGAGTTGCGCGAGCTGCTGGAGAGCCTGGATACCCTCGGCCCGGGCGAGCTGATTCACCCGGTGTACGGCAGCCTCAACGTGGTGGTGCAGGACTGGAAAGTCTTGCACGCGGCCGACCGGCCGAACTACGCAACGGTGACCCTGCACGTTGTCGAAGCCAGTGCTGACGCACCGTTTTTCCCAGCCGATGAAACCGGCTGGCAGCATGGCCTGTACGACATGCTGGGGCGGGTCGACTCGCTGGTGGCGAAGGTTCAGGAGCTGATCAGTGGTGGTTGGGTCGGCTTGCTGGAAACCACCCTCGGCCTGCCGGGCATCGGCTTGCGTTTGCGCCAGCTGCGCTCGCAGATTCTCGGGGTGGTATCGGGGGTCACCTCGATGGCCAGCAACCCGGCAGGGGCTTTTGACCCGCTGCTTGATCTGCTGCGCACCCCCAGCGAAATCCGTGCGGCGATCCAGCTCAGCACCCCCAGCAGCCTGCGCGGCTTGCTGGCCCGCAGCGGTTTGCCGACCAGCGTGCCGGGCAGCGCCAGCCTGGTGGCGGAGGTGGCGCGGGTCGGTGCCGAGCTGTTGAGCAGTGCCCGAGTGGGCAATACCCCGGATGCCAGCCGCCTGCCGAACGCCATGCCGAGTGATCCGGTCAGCGCCAGCGCCTACGGCCTGCTGGTGCTGCTGACCACCGAGCTGGCGCTGTCCCACGCCCAGGCCGCCACGGCGTTGCTCGACGACGAGACGCAAACCCAGACCCTCAGCCCGAATGAAATCGAAGGCCTGGCCAACCTGGTGCGCTCGCTGATCCAGGCCGCCATCCTGCTGCACCGCCGCCTGTATGACGTGGAAGTGGCGCTGCCGACCATCGAGGCGCTGCGCGGCATCGCCGCCCTGGTGCAGACCCGTGCCCAGCAAGTGATTCTGCTCAGCCCGCCGCTGCTCGAACGCACCCTGGAGTCCCCGGCCAGCCTGCGCCTGTTGGCCCACCGCTGGTACCAGGACCACAGCCGCGCCAACGAGCTGCTGCGCCTGAACCCCACCCTCAAAACGCCGCACAACCTTGCGGCCGGCCAAGTGGTGCGTGCCTATGCCCAGTGAATCGATAAGCCTGGCCATTGGCGGTGACGCCCATGCGCAGTGGGACAGCTGGTCGGTGGAGTCGGACTTGCGCACGCCAGCTGATGGCTTCGAGCTGGCGCTGCATACTCAGGACACGGCGCGTTTGTCAGAGCTGCTGGTGGCGGGTTCGGCCTGCACACTGAGCCTGGGCGCGGATCGGGTATTGACGGGCTGGATTGATGAGGTCATCCACGAGGTGTCGCGAGCAGGCGTGACCATCAAGGTTACCGGTCGTGATGCGGCGGCGATCCTAGTGGATAGCACGCCACCCTTTATCTGCATGCACGATGCCGGGTTGCTGGAAGTGGTGGAGCAGATCGCCCGGCCTTTGGGAATAACCCGGGTGGACATTCATAACGTCGATCCCAAGAACTCCAAACGTGTGCAACTGGCGCCCACGCAGAAAGCATGGGATGCGATCAAGGCGGTAGCAGAGACGAACAACCTGTGGCCATGGATGGAGGCCGATGGCCGATTGGTGATTGGTGTTCCGGACTATTCCAGCGCCCCTGCGGACACCTTGCTGTTGCGCCTGGATGGTGTCGGCAACAACGTCAGCAACCTGTCTGTACGCCGCTCCTATGCCGACCGCTACAGCCATGTTTTTGTGTATGGCCAACATGGTCAGTACACCAGCGAAAACTATGACTTTGCTGGTAACCGGGTGGCGGCGGCGTTTCAGGACAAGACCATGGTCCGCTATCGACCGACAACGGTCGAGGCGCCCGTGCAAAACCAGCAGCATGCCGATCAGGTAGCCCGAGACCAGATTGCCAACAGTCGTCTGGAAGGGCTGGAAATACAGGCTGTCGTGCAAGGTCATCGGACTGCCGCGGGCGATCTCTGGACACCAGGCCAACGGGTGATTGTGCGCAGCGAACCGCACGACCTGGACGCGACGTTTTTCCTGATGTCGCGCAAGCTCAGCCTGTCCCGCAGCAGCGGGCCAACCACGCTGTTGCGCCTGGTTGAGGACAAGGTGTGGAAATCCCACAGCTCGCTGGCCGATGCCTACAAGGGCAAGGCCACCTCTGTTGAAACCTTTGTCGAAGTAAAGGCGGCGAAATGAAGACCTTTGCGCAAATGATGCGGCAACAGTCCGCCGCCGAACGCTCCAACTTCCGCCAGGCGTTCCGCGCTGTCGCTGCTCGCAATACCCAGGGCAAATTGATTGGCGTGGAGATGGAAGGCCTGGCCGGCGAAGCGGTGTCTGGCGAGTTGTTCCAGCACTACGGCTTCACCTCCGCGCCGCTGGCCGGGGCCGAATTCATTGCCGTGCCGGTGGGCGGTAATAGCCGCCACACCGTGGTGGTCGCCAGTGAGGACGGGCGTTACCGCATCACCCTGCAGGACGGCGAGGTGGCCTTGTACAGCGACGAAGGCGACCGCGTGCACCTCAAGCGTGGGCGGGTGGTCGAGGTGGTGACCCAGACCCTGCTGGTCAGCGCCGGGCAGAAGGTGCGCTTCGACACGCCACTGCTCGAGGTCAGCGGCCAGGTGCAGGTGAGCGGCGATATCAGCAGTGCCGCCGAGGTTCGCGACCACACCCGCAGCCTGCAGGCCGACCGCGATATCTACAACGGCCATACCCATGGCAGCGGCCCGGCGCCCACGCAAAAGCAGTGAGGCCGGTTTGACCCTACGCGCGCGTGGCAAGGCCTTGAGCCTTAAAACGCGCTGAAACTCCCCCCTGGTAACGCGCGAGGCAACCTACAGCCATGGACGCAGGAATTGAAACGACGACAGGCGATTTGTCCGGTGAGCGCATCCGCTCGCTGGCCAACGCCGTGTATCTCCGACTGAAGACCCCGCTGGGCAGCTACTGGGCCGATGTGTCGCTGGGTTCGCGCCTGCATGAACTGGCGCGGGCCAAGGACCTGGCGCGGATCGGCAAGCTGGCCACGCAATACGCTGAGCAGGCCTTGCAGCCATTGCTCGATGACCGACGCGCGACGTCGGTGCAAGTGACCGCCCAGCAGCCCCATGACGGTTGGCTGCTGCTGGTGGTCGAGGTGGTGGATGCCGGTGGCAGCCCCCAGGTGTTCAAACATCTTGTGCAGGTGATCTGATGGCCTTTGTAGCCAACACGTACGAAAACATTCTGGCCGGCATTCTGCGTGACATCCGCAGCCTGCAGCCACAAGCCGATATCGGCAGCGACAGCGACAACTACGTGCGCGCCGCCGCCTTTGCCGCGGCCACCGAAGGCCTCTATCAAAAGCTCGCCTGGCTGTACCGGCAGATCTTTCCCGATACCGCCGATGAGGAAGAGCTGCTGCACGTTGCCGCACTGCGCAAAGTGCTGCGCAAAGAGGCGGTCGCCGCCACTGGCACGGTGCGCTTGAGCGGTGTCGCCGGTGTCGAACTGCTGCAGGGCGCCAGCCTCAAACACATCGCCAGTGGCGCGGTGTTCAACCTGCTGGACAGCGTGCGCATGGGCAGCGACGGCACCGCCTCAGTCGCGGTAAAAGCCGCCGTGGCCGGTGCCGCGCTGAACGCCCTGAGCGGCCCCTTGAGCGTCACCAGCCCGCCCTTGGGCCTCGATGCGGCAGCTGCGTTTGTGCAGCCAACCGAAGGTGGCGAAGACCAGGAATCCATCGACTCGGTGCTGGCGCGCTACCTCGACATCCTGCAAAAACCACCCGCCGGTGGCGCCGATTACGACTTCGAGCGCTGGGCCAAGGAAGTCCCCGGCGTGGCCGGTGCCATCGCCCTGCCCAGACGCCGTGGCGCCGGCACAGTGGATGTGGTGATCACCGCCAGCAATGGCGCGCCGTCGCCTGAGGTCACTGCGGCTTGCCAAGCCGCTATCGAAGCGCAGTGCTCGGTGATCGCTGATGTCCAGGTATTTGTCCCGGCCTTGCGCGTAGTCAATTGCAGCGCCCGGGTGGAACTGGACAGCGACTACCACCTGGAGGACGTGCAGGTCGCAGCGCAGGCTGCCTACGAGGCCTTGTTGGGTGCCTTGCAGCCAATGGAGCCGCTCAAGCGCTCGCAACTGGAAGCGATGGTCAGCAACCTGGCCGGGATCAAAGACCGCAGCGTGTTGACCCCGACTGGCAACGTCGCCGCAGCGGATGACCCCGAGCTGATCGGCTGGATTCGTCCCGGCACCATCACCCTGGAGCTGATGCCGTGACCAGCGTCGCCGACCAGCTACGGCTCCTGCTGCCCCCCGTAGCCTACGACCCCAACGCACCGCGCCTGTCGGCCGTGATTCAGGCCGAGGCAAATGCCTTGTCCACTGCCGAGAACCGCGGCGACGCGGTGTACCAAACGCTGTTCCCGGACACCGGCGAAGGCCTGTCCGACTGGGAACGGGTGCTGGCCTTGCCCGATCCGTGCCTGGTGGGCGAGACCCAGACCATCCGCCAGCGGGTGCACGCGGTGGTCAGCAAATGGCAAGGCAATGGCGGCCAGAGCCGGGCGTTTTTCATCGCCCTGGCTGAGGCCTTGGGTTACCAGATTTCCATCACCGTTTTTAAACCCGCGCTGGCGGGCCTTGCGCGAGCGGGCGACCCGGTCAACGGCGGCGATTGGAACTTCGCCTGGCGGGTGAATGCACCCGCCGTGACCATCACCCGCGCCGTGGCGGGCCTGACGGGCGCAGGCGACCCACTGGCGGTCTGGGGCAACAAATCACTTGAATGCCGGCTTAGCCAAATGAAGCCGGCGGAATCGATCGTAATTTTTGGTTATGGAGACGACTAATGCAGAAGATCAGTAGCAGCACTGGTACGGCAACGCCGGCTGGTGAGTTCACCTCTGGCAGCTCTGCCGGCGGTATCCCAGCCACCCTCATTACTGCGGAGTGGTTGACCTCCGTCCAGCGCGAGCTGGCGGCTGTACTCAATGCCGCAGGCGTGGCGCTGAACCCGGCAAACGATGCCCAATTGCTCGAGGCCATTGGGGCGTTGAGTACCTGGGGCAACCTGCGCAACAAGCCGACCAGCTTTCCGCCGGTGGCGCACACCCATACCTGGGGCAGCATTGAAGGCAAGCCGACAGAATTTCCGGTGAGTTGGAGCTCTGTGGATAACAAACCCAACGCCATCAGTGCCCTGACGCGCGTCACGACCATTAGTGCTGATACGGCATTATCGGCTGCCCATATGGGGTTGGTGCTGGTGGATGCCAACGCGGCGGCACGCTCGATCACCCTGCCGCTGGCCAACGCCGATCTGGGGGTTGCGGACATCATCATCCGCCGCACGGATAACAGCGGTAACCGTCTGGTGGTGAACGTCGCAGGCTCCAACAAGATCAAGTTCCACACCCATCTGCGACCCGAGGGCTATCCATTTCTGGTGCTGATGGGCGCGGGCGACTGGTGGCATCTGCGCAGTGATGGTCAGGGCAACTGGTGGCCATTGAGCCGCCTGGATGGCGACGCGTTGGGGCGTCCGGTATTTGAGACCACCACGCTGGTGGCTCCAGGTGGCTGGGGTGTGTTCAGTGGCACCGTATTCAACCGGTCTGAATGGCCCTGGATGTGGGATCACGCCCAGCAGTCGGGCATGTTCACCACCGAGGCCGCACGTGTCGGCATGGAAGGCGGCTGGACCAGCGGCGATGGCGCGCTGACGTTCCGTGGTCCGGATGGTCGGGGTGAGTTCCTGCGCATTCTGGATGGTGGTCGTGGCATTGACCCCTCGCGCGTTGCAGGTAGCTGGCAGGTCGACGATTTCAAATCGCACAGTCATGACACCAACGTCTATCCCGAAAAACTGTCGGGCGGTAACTACTCCACTGTCCGCCCATCGACGGGCAGCGGTTACCTGACCTCCAACACCGGTGGCACGGAAACCCGTCCCCGCAACATCGCCTATCCAGGCCGTATCAAGCTGATCTGAGGAACCCATGAATATCTATCTGATCGATACCCAGGGCGCGCTGATCGGCCCAGTAGAACTGCAAGAAATCCCAGGGCTTGGCATTCAGCTCCCGGGCAACGCCATCTCCCTGACAGACTCGCTACCGGATGCTGAGGTAGGCAAGGCATGGGCGCTGGTCGAAGGCCAGCCGGTGCTACTGCAGGATAATCGTGGCGCGGTCTACAGCACCTCGACCGGTGTGCGAGAGAATTGGCAGCTACTGGGTGAACTACCTGCAGGCGTGACTGCGCAGCCATTCCCAGGCCCCTATTTTGTTTGGAGCGGTACTGCTTGGGCGCTTGACCAGAACGCCAAGCTTGCCGCCGAGACTGCTCACGCGCTGGCTGAGCGGGATGAGCGAATGCAGGTTGCCACTGCACGGATTGCTCCACTGCAAGATGCCGTTGATCTCGGCGAGGCGACGGCCAACGAGGAGCCATTGCTGTTGGCTTGGAAGCGTTACCGAGTAGCGCTCAACCGTATCCAGCAGCAATCCGGGTTTCCGGTAGACATAGTGTGGCCGGACACTCCGGCAGCGTGAGGAGAGGCGCTCTGGTGGCGGTCGTGAGAGCCGCCGTCTGGCGTCAGTCCGAGTGATGCCAAATAGCGCGTGAAAAAACGGCTCGCAGGGGTGCCAAATACCCTGCAAGCCCATGCCAATTCTGACGCGTCCTCACATAAACACCCGCGCACAAAAAAGCCGACTCAAGGCCGGCTTCTCTGATGGTCGTGCTAACCGGCCAATCAACTGCCGTTATCGCCACTGCCTTCGCTGTTCGGTGCTTCCAGGCGTTTCACCGCCATGGCCGACACTTCTGTGCATTTCTTGTCGTCACCGGCGGCCTTGGCCTGTTCGGCTTTGGTTTGCAGGTCGGTCACTTCGTTTTTCAGTGACTCGCTGAGGGTGGCTTTTTCGGTGGTCAGGGTGTCTTTGATTTTTTGCAGGTTGGCGTCGCACAGGTCGG